GTCAGGCTCTTCCATATGCTTCCGGTCATGGAGCGCAATCGGGCATCTGCATCATCGAATGTCTCGGATTCATATTGGTCGAGAAGTCGATTTATCTCCGCCTTGCTGATATTTGGCAAGGTGAGAGACTTGATGACCTTTTTCGCGTCGCGCCGTGCCTGCTCCATCTCGCGTTTTTGCTTCTCGGCGACTGCGAGTGAAACCTTTTGCTTGATAACAGCAATATCCTCGTCGTTGGCGATGGCATGCTTTGCATCGGCAAGGAGCTTTGCGACATTGAGGCTCTTCGGATGCGCTTCGGCCCATTGCTCGACAAGCGCGACATCTGCCATCGCTTGTTTGAGCGAAATCTTATAATTGACGGCGTTAAGCTCCTTGATGTATGCCTCCTGCGATACTTTCCATGTCGGGTACTTTTCCTGAACGCCTTTCATGTTGCCGCCGAGGAAGTCGAAAGCCTCGAAATGCAGCTTTTTCGCCTGCTGTTCGAGGGATAGGCCCGACCAGCTCTCGATCTTCGATTTGACGGCATTATACACCCCATGCAGTTGATCCATCGTGAACTGCTTATGCCATGAGTGAGCATTGGGGATGATGTCGGCGAGAGCCTGCTCCGCTTTCTTGGCGGCGAGGATGGCTTGCGCCACTTTCTTGGTCTCGGTCTGCATGGCCGACAGATCGCCCGCGTCGATATACTTTTGCAGGGCGGAGTAATCGACCTCGCCATAATCCCCGGCGACTTTGGCGATGTTATTCGCCGCCGTCTTGATTTGCTGGTGCTTCTTCTGACGTTCGGCCCACGCATTACGGATCGCCGCCTCCTGTTCTGGCGTTCGGGCCTCATGGCGTAATGCCTCCTTTTCCGCGATTGTAAGCTCTTTCGGCTTCGGGTCGAGTATCTGGTCGATAGCCGCCGAGTTATTGCGAATGAAGTAGGGTTCCGTGCCTCTATCGCGGGATGCAAGGATATTCTCCTTGTTATCCCGTACCCAATCCTTGAAATTAGCCGGATATTCGGAGATCTGCTTGCCTCGCGGGGTGTATTTCTCGCCTTTGAGAAATGCCTCCGTAACTTTCGCCATCTCGTCCTCGTCGATCAGGATAGGCGTTGCAAAGCAGAAGCATTGCACATGCCAGCCGTCGAATACGAAATCCTTTGGGTAGTCGCCTGCCAGCTTGTCGCAGATGTCTTTCTTCGGGTGATTCTTCGATAGCTGGATGCGCTGACCGAGGACGAAATCCATCTGCTGCCACCGCTCATTGTCGGCGCGGCGGTAGGCGATGTTTGTCTCTGACCTCGCAACGCGCATGGCATTCTTGGCCGAGGATTTGTAAACGCCCGATCCGGTTTTGTAGTCGCTACGGTCGTAGTCGATCCATCGGTATTTGCCCGTTTTCTCGTCCTTGATGCGCTTTTTCCACTTCCGCCCGTAGATAGGCTTGCCCTGCTCGTCTTCGCCTTTCTTGAAGCGGAAACGGCGGAACATCAGGTCGGGGTCGTTCAGGTATTGCCGGACTTTGCGGGATATGGATTGCGCCGAATCTCCCTCGCCGATGGCGACGGTCATGGCGATCTCCATTTCATCGCGGAGCTGCTGAACCGACTGCCATATCCGTTTTGAGAGATTGAGGCCGTTCTCCGTTCTGTTGGTGAAAGCATTCATCGCCGCCATATTGCGGTTGTTCCATGCGCTGAACTCCGGACTGGATAATACCTCTTTCCCAAAACATGAGGAAATGAGTTTATCGCATGCGTCGTTGGCCTTTTCCCATTCGAGCGTGATCCCCTTTTTGATAGCTGTCGTAGTCGTCGAATGCAGTTGCCGGAGCAATGCCTCGACTTTCTTTTGGATTCGCATATTATCCCCGTCGAAAGAGTACATGACCCCCTCGTCCAGCGTCGGTACGGATTTATTGAGAGCGAGGATTTCATTCACCGTTGCGGCGAATAGCTGCCTCACTTTCTCGGCGTAAGCCTCCGTGCGCTGGATGCGCTTGATGGTTTCCGCTTTCGGGTCGGGAGAATATGCCTTTTTTGCCATTTGCTACCTACTTCTTCTGCTTCTGTTGCTGCTTTTTCTTCGGATCATCTTCATCTCCGTTTTCATTATCGTCGGGGGCGTCGTCGCCATCCGATGCGGATTGCGGGCCTGCACCCTCGATGTCGCCGAATATCTGTTGCTGCTTCTGCGCCCGTTCCTCCTCTTCGGCTTTCAGACGCTCCATTTCGAGCTTCTTATCCTTGACGAGAGGGTTCAGTTCTACGCCGGTTTCGGTTGCCATGATACCGCCGTCGAGGCTCTTGATGATATTTTCGAGGGCTTCCGCGATGTCGTCCCCGAACGGTTCTTGGAACTCATGCCCGATTTTCAGATTGTCGCATTCAGATTTCAGACTTACGTCGAGGACGTTGCTGATGATCGACGTAATGAGCGAAGAGGTGCGCGATAATAGCTCGTCGTGGGTTTCCTTGTGCTTGGCCGCCTTGATGTCGGCAAGCAACATCACCGTCCGCAGGGCCTTTCCCGACAGATTGCTCAACGATTTCAGCGTATCGAGTGAGATATTCGGGGTGAACGACTTGGAAAGGATATGATTCTGCAACCATTCGATTTCCTGCTTCTTGCTTTCCGGCGCACTATCCCATGTCAGGTACTTCGCCGCCTTGTCCACGCCCTCGGAATCGTTCGTTACGAGCAGTTTCGCCGCCTCTTTCTTCTCCGGCAGGTTCTTGATGAGGTCGGCGGCCATGATAGCGATAGGATCGGCGAAATAGTCGTTTGTATCGGCAGAGCGCGATCCGATCAATTCCTCACGATGGATAAGCGGCTCGACGCCTTTCCACTCTTTGTCCTGCTGGAAGAGGATGATCGGAATCTTGCCTATGAAATTCGTCTCCTCGACGACCTCCCATCCGATGCTCTTCCGCGTGCAGCGGTAGATGATGTTCGGGGTGTAGATGTCGAAGTGATAGACGAGGCTGTTTCCCTGTTCCCGTACATAGTAGCCCCATGCTACGGAAATCAGATTCTCGTATTGATCCCAGCGCGTGTAAATCTCATCTCCCTTGCTCTTGGCGAGCACTCGAATCTGAACGTCCGGCGCGTCGTTCGCATCGCGGAAAACGCGGAAAAGCATCGCACTTTCGGTCTCTGATCCGGCGATACGCTTGCATTGGCGGAGTTTGCTGTTGAAGTGAGTGTGCTCGATGACATCCTGAAATTTTTGGAACGCCCGATCTGTCCCTGTGGATTGCTGCGTCCATTTCACCGGACGACCATAGAGGAATACGAGGGCGATTTCATTGATGTAAACCTGATAGGGGATCGGCAGCTTCCATACCGGCTCGAACCGGATGAAATTCCCCTTTTTGTCGGTGATGATCTTGTCCTCCCGCTTCATGATTTCATGGGAGGTTACTTCATACTCTTTGAGCGCGGCAATCGCCATATCCATACGGTTGCCCATGCGCTCCTTGACCGCCGAAATGTCTTTGGCGGCCAATAGTTTCTCAAACTCCTGATTTCGTCCTACAAGAGCATTGAGATAGTTGCGAAACAAATCAAATAGCATCATATCCTTAAATTATTGGTTTACATACCTAAACTCGACTTACTCAATACGTCGTAGTCTATATCGTCGTCCTCATCGTACAGGTCGTTTATCGCATATCCGAGAATATCGACGAACTCGTCGTGCGGCTGGCTCGGAAATCCGCATACTTCATCGAGAAAATCGTCGTTCCATGATCCCTCGACGATGAACACCCGCCCGCACTCCACGCGCGGCGAAACGGCCCGCAATCGCACCTCCTTATCATCGGTCGGCGTGGGCGTCCGCTTGACATTGAGGGTCGAGATTTCTTGAAGCATCTGCACCACGCTCTCGCCGTTGGCTTTCGGCTCGACATGAAGTTTGCTCTCGGAGTTGCCGTCATGCGCTGCGATGTATTGAGGCAGGAACCGCAACAGGTCGGGCATCTCTTTATACACTTTCTGCGCGTCGATCAGATAGATGTAATTCCTGATCCGGCAGGCCGCCAGTACGCCGCTGGGGTCGTTGTCTTGGCCCTTTTTCTTCTTGTTATAGGCCGTATCGAGGTAGAAGTGTATCGGCTCGTTGAAGCGCAGCGACCGGAACTCGGCAAGCGGAATCGTGCGGAACCAATCCCTTTTCACGATATTGCCGCCCTCGATGGTCGGGTGCTGCTGATACAGGGCATTGAACTCACGCGGGGCGCGGGCTTTCTGCTTCTGCAACTTGTCGATGGAGTGGCGCGACGGCCATAGTGCGTCGCCGATATGCCGTTCGCTCAATCCTCCGTCGTACTCCTGTTCGCAGATCGCGGGGATGGCGAGTATCGTCCACTCCTGCGGCTCGGCTTTGAGGATGCGTCCGGCGAGGTCGTCCTCATGCCATCGCGTCATGATGAAGAGCTGCCGCGAATTGTTGTGCAGACGGGTCGAAAGGACGGTGTTATACCAATCCCACACCCTCTGTCGGTAAGTGATGGAATTTGCCTCGTTCGCATCTTTCACCGGGTCGTCGATGATCGCAATATCGACGGGTGTACCTGTCAAAGAACCTCCTACGCCGACCGCCTTGTAAAATCCTCGATGTCCTACCATCTCGAAGAGATCGACATTCCTCAAATAACCCCGCGAATCCGTGCGGATATTCGAGCCGTTGAGATAGGTTTCGGGGAATATCGCCTGATACTCCTTGCTGTCTATCGTTCGCTGAATCGAGCGCGAAAACTGCTGCGCGAGGTCGGAGGAGTAGGAGCATCCGACGATTTTCAGGTCGGGGTTTTGTCCGAGTGCCCATGCGGGGAAATTGCGGGAGATGATTTCCGACTTTCCGTGCTGCGGGGGCATGAAAACCATCAGGTTTTTGATCTTGCCCTCCAACAGCATTTGGCAATGATCCGCGATGAGCTTATGGAACCACTCTAACTCGTATTTCGGATTACTATAACCGAGGAAACGCGAAAAGGAGGTCGGAGCTTCGAGTTTCAATTTCTCGCGCTTCAACCTCATCAACTGTTCGCGTACCTCGATTGTAGATGATCTCATTATTTATCCGCCTTATCCTCAAACTTTTCAAGTCGTGCGATTTCTGCATTGATTTCATCGAGTGTCATAGGTTTTTCGTCGTCCTTTTTGAGCGTTATATCGTTGCGCAGCCTGTTCTGATAGTGTTCGGGGTCGAGATTCGTCAGGAGGAAAATCGCGGCCCCGATGTTCGGCTGCACATGGATTTTCTTCCTCTTCATCTTGAACGGGGTCGGCTGTCCGTCCGCTCCGACGCGGAACTCCTGCTCGGTTTCCTCATGCTCATACCCTTTGGCGGCTTTGGATAGCGAGATGGCGAGATCATGGGTAAGATTCTGCTTGAAAACCTCCTTTGCCCGTTCGATGGCCTCTTTGAACTGCGGTTTGCCTTTCATCCACAGGCGATAGGTCTTTTCGTCGATCCCCATCTCGCGGACAAACTCTTTCAGCTTCGCCCCGCCGTAGTCGATCAGGCCATGAGCGGCTACCCATGCCTCGCACTCCTCGATTTTGGCCGCATTGTATTTAGCCATTGCTATTCAGGTCTATGAGTTTGTAAAATTCCTTGCGTAGATCGGAGTTCAAGTTGAAGACGCCCGTAAAATGCGCTACGGACATCTTGCCGTCGTTCCGCACTCCTCGCATTGTCTTGCACAGATGTTGCCCTTTCATCACGATAGCGAAGCCGAGAGCCTCGTTGTTCAGGGCCTCGGAAAGCATCTGCACGATGTCCCGCGCCAGCCGCTCCTGCAACTGCAAGCGGGCGGCGCAGTAGCCTACCACGCGGGCGACTTTGCTGATGCCGAGGATGCGCCCTTTCGGGCTGGGAATGTAGGCGAAGTAATACCGGCCGAAGAACGGCAGGATATGATGCTCGCACATCGAATAGTAGTCGCCGCAGTCGAACACAATATCCGACAGGCCCTCCTCATTGGCGAATGTGGTGATCTTCGGCTTCTGCGCCGGATCGTAGCCTCGGAATATCTCTTTCCACATCCGCATAATGCGGTCGGGCGTGCCGATCAGTCCCTCGCGGTCGGGGTCTTCGCCGATGGCGCGGATGAGCGTTTTCAGCGCACCGATAATATCTTCTGCGTTTGGAGTGATAGCTTCCATTTCGGGTGTGATTTGATGTAGTTGATGGTTGCAGCGATGTTCTCCGAGTTTCGCGCCTCGTCCTTGAAATCGCAGGGCTGCAAGTAGTACTCTTTGGCCTCGATACCGTCGTATGCCGACATGTCCTGCTCCTGATAGACGACTTTCAGCTCGTCGATGCGTTGGAGCCGCAGCTCGGCATGAGGGCAAAAGTCGAATTTCGGCGAGCAGGTGATCCAATCGACGGGGAGATAGCATTTGATCGGGATCGTGCCGTTGGTTTCCACCTGTACGAACTTGCCCGCTCCGTTGCGTAGTCGATGGATCAGCGATTGCGTGATCTGCAACATCGGTTCTCCTCCTGTAATCACGATGTGCGAGGCCGGAAAATCGGCGATTTGCCGCATGATCTCCTCTTCGGTGAGGTCTTGGTAGGGCTGATGCTCCGTATCGCAGAAATTGCAGCGGAGATTGCATCCTGCAAGGCGAATGAAGATTGCCGGAGTGCCGGTATAGCGGCCCTCGCCTTGAATCGAGTAGAAAATTTCGTTTACCCTCATAATGCGCCCTCCTCGTCTTTGTTGGTGTCCGCGACATAGATTGCGACGTTGCCCTCGCTTTCCTGCACCGTCGCCTTGTAGCATTCGGGAATCTGCTCGACGATCCATCGGGCAATGTTCTCGGCCGTCGGATTGAACGGCAGCAGCTTGTTGAAGTTGCCGTGATCGAGATAGCCGTGAATCTTGTCCTTGATCCGCTTGAAATCGCAGACCATTCCGTCGGCATTCAGTTTTTTTGCTTTGCAGAATACCGTTACGACCCAGTTGTGGCCGTGCAACTGCTGGCATTGGCTTTTGTAGGAGAGGGTCAGCCGATGGCTTCCCGCGATCTCCATTCGTTTGGAAACGTAATACATTGCTATTCTTCTTGATGTTTGCGAGTTAAGAGGTAGAAAAACGGCGTGTCGCATAGAGCCAACCCCGCTTTGAGCAGGTATTGCCCGATGACCATGCCGAGGACGAGCATCATGCCGCCCTCCTGCATGAACCATCCGAGACCGATGCCGAATGCGATTGAGATGTAAATCGCCGTGTCGATGATCTGCGAGGTCAGGGTCGATGCGTTGTTCCATATCCACCGCCGTTTGGGATTGCCGCTGAACCGATCTCGTATCTTGTGGAATATCCATACATCCCAGCTTTGGGAGCATAGATAGGCGACCAGCGACCCGAATACGAATACCGGCGTCTGACCGAGCAGCATCCGGTAGGCCCGTTGCATTTCCTCGTCATAGGCGGGGAGATACATCGTCAGGATAATCAGGACGAGGGCGACAAGTTGGGCTACAAAGCCCCTGATAACGGCCTTGTTCGCCTCTTTTTTGCCCCATATCTCGCCGATGACATCCGTACATAGGAAAGTCATGGCATAGGTCAAAGCCGCGCCCGGAATGAGAATCGGAACCCCGCCGATATGGATGCCGGTATCGAGAACCTTGCTCGTAACGACGTTCGCCACGATCAGGCACACGACAAACACGACATTCAGCGTGATGAGATTGGCGTCATTCCGTTTCATACTCCGTCGTATCTTCGATTTCGGCGTCTCGGAGGGCTTCCTTGCGCTCGACGCATGTCCCGCACTTGCCGCAATGCTTTTCGCCGCCCTTGTAGCAGGAGTAGGTCGTGGAGTAGTCGAGACCGAGCCGTTTGCCGATGCGGGCGATGTCGGATTTGCTGATGCCTGTATAGGGCGCGTCGATCTGTACCCCGATGTAGGTGCCGTGCCGCATGGCCTCCGACATGGAATGCACGAATCCCGCGCGGCAATCGGGATAGATCGCATGGTCGCCGTGATGGTTGGCGATGAGAACCTTGCTCAACTTCCTGCTTTCGGCGAGACCACAGGCCACGGAAAGCATGATGCCGTTGCGGAACGGCACGACGGTCGATTTCATGTTTTCGGCCTCGTAGTGGCCCTCCGGCACGGCATCCGCGCCCTCCAAAAGCGAGGATTTGAAATACTGACCGATGAATGCGAGCGGGATGATGATGTGTTCGATGCCGAGCTGCTGGCAATGCCGCGCGGCGCATTCGGCCTCCCGCTTATTGTGGTTGCTACCGTAGTCGAATGTAACGGCCAATGCGATCTCCTCGGCCTTTTCATGCAGGAGGGTAATGCTATCCATGCCTCCCGATACGATGATGACAGAATCTTTCATAATCTTGTTGCTTTTTAATTAAGAATCGGAATTACAGGAATTTTTCGGCGTATCGGCTGAATTTGACCCACTCGTTGAAGTTGTTTACCGCGCCCTCTCTCGATTTGAGCCTGCATCCCTCTTTGCTCATCTGTTCCATCAATCCGGTGCGCGGGTTGAACTTGCAGATGTAGCCGCCGCGATTGCCGTAGAGCCATGCGGTACTATCGACCGAATCGAACCGATACTTTTGCAGATTGGCGACGGTGGTATATCCCAGCCCGTGAATTTTCGCCTTGTGCTTGTGGGCGGTGTTGATGAACCACGGAAACGCCGTTTCATAGACTTTACGGGGGATTTCTTTGGTTACAATGCCTCCGATGGCGACATAGGGGTATTCCTCGCACATCTTGACGAAATACTCCTTGCCTCGGTTCTTGTGCCATACGGGGATCGGCTTCTTGCCCGTCATCCTTTCGAGCTTGTGCCGCAACCGCTCGACTTCCGCCAACCCGACGACGCTGTCAATATCCAGCTCGAAAAAGAGCTTTACGTCGAAGCGGTTGATGAAGTCGGCATACTCCGATACATAGGCATCCCAATCGCAGCCGCCTTTGTGGGAACCGGCCATGAACGTATATGCCCCGCTATCGAGCAGGAATGACCCGAAATGCTTGACGAGAGGCATGAAATCCTCGTTTTTCCGCAGGTAGTAGTAGCTTTCGAGGACATTGATACCTGATAGGGTGCTATT